TATTTCCTCCTTATATTATTTAGTTGAGGAGGAGGCGAAACTATGTAGCTTCCCACATATGTAGATTGACGGATATGCAGTAGGACTCCCTATGTTGTGTTATTCGTTGTTGTGTTGTTCGTTTCCGTGTACTATTCCATCAAGGACGTAGTACAGAAATGTTCCAGCGGCTATCTCCTTCTTGCCAGGAGTTACTTCCAACGGTACACCAAGTTCTTCGTATGCCTCCCTCAAATCTTCGGGCTGTTCCTCTAAAGAGTAGATATTGTCGGGGTCGAGTATGTAGCTTACTATATCTCCCAAAGCCTCTTCCAGACTTCCGTATCTGACTTCGTGCCAGACAGGAGCATAAGTATCTGCATACTCGAAGATGTATTCCTTCCCGTCATAGTTTAGGACTATTCCGTATGTTTCGATATTCAATAATGTTTTCATAGTAGGTTCCTCCTATATTTATATTTGGCAGTCCTACTGAATATCCGTCAATCTGTCCAGAGTAGTAATCAAGCTCTCACGATGTATGTAGATTGGGTTATCAGAGTTCGTTCGGGTCAAGTTCCTCAGTATCGGGATTATAGAATTTGTGGGACTCTTCCAGTCTCTCAAGCTCTGCGTCCTCAGCTTGTTCAGCTATGGACTGCAGGAACTCCTCAAGCATTTCTATTGAAGTCATTATATGCTCTCCTTTCCCCACACTTTCTTGTGGGTCTCGTATTTCTTTACTTCGTTAGGAATAATGGTCAGTAATGTGGAGCGTTTGTTATTCTCCAGCAGGCGCTCTACGGGGATTTTATACGTTATTGTCATAATTGTTGTTTTTCCTTTCTGTGTTGAGAGCTTGACTACTACTCTGGACTTATATCCGTGCTTTTTACTTTGCGCGCGCTTTTGTTGTTATGCTATACTAACGCGAGTTAGTATTTATTGCTTATGCTTTTGCTTCTGCTTCTGTGTTTGCTTCTGCTTCTGTTGTTAAGCGCTCGTAACTTGTTTTTGCAAGTGCTTCAAAGCTTGCAAGTAATTCGTTTAACGCTTTCTTATCTTCTGCTTCGCGCTGCTTAGGAGTAGCTTTCTCTTTACGTGCAATTGGATAATCGAACTTGCTGGAAAACTTTTCATTTTTCAGCTTATCATAAGAAGGATTATGAACTGCGCGCGTGTCATTCAAAACAGCGTCTGCACGTTCGTGTATATATACACGGAACTTGTTTCTACTGATGCAAACGTGTGCAATAGTAGAATTATCTGCAAACAATTTATTGTCAATGTTTGCTTTAATGATAAACTTCTGGGACTTCTTATCTGCTACATAAAAAAACTTCGACATAATAAATCTCACTTTCTACGCTTTGCGCGTTATAAAATTGTAAAATTACTGATTTGTAAAAAGCGCGCACAAAACAAAAAGCACGGATATTATTTTCTATATATCGTACGCGCTTTGTCAAAGCGCAGGGATAAAAAGCGCGCTCAAGTCAATAACACGTAAACACGCGCGAACAATATATAGACAATGCTTTAATTTGTTTACTGTCATATCGAACACTTATTTAATGTCTACTTTTGTTTATCTTGTGTTATTGCTATTTTTCGTAAAGTGCTTTTTGTATACGTTCATTAAGTGAGTGTTCTACTAAACATAATATATATAATATATATAATAGTGTAGTCTTGACTTAATGTTTCATACTTTGCACAACATACACGCTTCAACAAATTAATGCTTTACGCACGTGCGTTATATCAGAGCGCGAAAAAACGCGCAGAGCATAACAAACAAGCTGTATATTACTGATAAACTAATTAAAGCTAAAATAACGCGTTGCATTAGTGAGTGCTATCTACTCTTGCTTTACTGTTCGTGTCACTATGCGCGCAACTGCGCGTTGCTTTCGTTTCATTCAATGAACGTTTGAAAGTGGATTTTAATCAAACAACACGCGAAGCGCGTAACGTTAGAAAACAAGCGACGGATAACGCGAGTGCTAATCGCGTTATATATTACAAGCAAACTACAAACAAATCGTTCGTTCTGTTTCTGCTTCTGCTATCGTGAGTGCTAATCTGCGCTATTGAGCGTGTAACGGATAAACAACGCAACGCGCTCAACACGGATTTCTTGACGATAGCGCAAAACAAAAGCTATACGCGTCAATGAATGAAAACTACTAACAATTCAACACGGATTTCAAACTACAATCAAAAGTTAGCTCAAAAGTGCATTGACTGTTATATTGTCAAGATACAGCGAGTGATAAATATAACGCGATATTTAAAACACTCTAGCGCGCTAGCGACACGCGCTCGCAAGCTAAAATAGCTTGTTATGATAATGATACGCTTGTCAATATTTATTGCAAGCAATAAACGATGAATTAACAATTTATTCACATTTTTACGTTTTTGTGTAGTTCTGTATTCTACTGTATTTATAATTAATATACACGTGATATACGTGTAAACAATAAAGCAATATAAACAAGCATTGTACAATAGCTCTAAAACGCTCAAATTTGCGTTTTAACGCGCTTGCAATAGTTTTTTGAATAACTTTAGCATACAAGCGCAACGACACGTCAGAGCGCAAAAACAGATTTTAAGTTGACAGCTATACACGGGGGCAAAAACGTCTGGAGTATATATACGCACGTACGCGGGATTTTCGTATTTTGAACCCCACGTTTGTAGATAAAGTACGCCGAGATGTTGATTATAAAGGGATTGGGCTAAAAAGTAATATGAAAACGAGTTTATTGGAAAGTGTAGGAAGATGTTATGGAAATCTCGTTTTAAGGAGGAAATCTAAAAGTAAAAATGGGTTTTAAAATGCTTTGGGTTTTATTTTGTGACTTTTGTAGATAAAGTGCCGGCCCGCTTGACAGAGTTTTTATTAGATGTTATTTTAAATATGTGATTAAGATATTCATTGTATCGAGAGGCACCGAATGAGCGTACACCGAGGGATTAACAGTTTATTTTAATTACACCCCGAAGAGAAAGAATGTATAACAAGAGGTTTTAGTATGGAAAATCAAACTTTGGCAAGCGAAATGCTATCTGAACTTAAAGCAAGTAACCGAAGGTGGTTTATAGCCTTTATAGTCGTTTTAGCGTTATGGTTTGCTACTATAGGCGTTTTCTTCTGGTATATTTCTCTGCCCGTAGATGAAGTTACGGTTGACCAATATACAGAGGGAGACGATAACTCTTTAATAGGTATCGGTGACTTGTATGGCGAGCAGACAGAGAGTAACACGGAGACGGAGAGCAACCCACAGTCGTAGGAGAAGATAACTATGGCGGCGGCTGGTCAAACTCGTACTATTAAGAAATTGCAAAAAGCTCTCCAAGTAGAAGGAGAGTTAATTCTTATATCTACTTCTCAGTTTTTTAGCCAAGAAAAGCAGACTACTGTAACCAGATACCACGTTAAAAAGCAGGTTCAATCAGACGAGCGTTATAAGTCCTCTCAGGTTGAATTATTTTCGTCTTGCTCTCAAATTCAAATAACCCTATTTTTAAGAGATTATTATTACGAAGTTAAAGGATATGAGGTGCCGCACGATAATCCTATTTGGGAGGCGGCTAAAGCAAGATACTTTGAGGAGCATTGATTATGGCAAGAGGTAATAAAAAGGGTACAGAGTACAAGTTATCTGTTAGGGAGCAAAAGTTCGTTGCTTTGTATTTAGAGTATGGTGACGCTAAAAGGGCAGTAGTTGAAGCCAAGTTTAATACTACGGCGCCGGCACAGTACGCCAAGAAGCTATTAGCTAAACCCAAGATACAGAAAGAGGTTAAGGAGCAGTTAGAACTCTTTAAGAATGAATGTATAGCCAGCTCGCAAGAGATTATGGGCTTTTATACTGCTACAATGAGAGGCGACATTAAAGACCAGTTTGGACTTGACGCCACTCTTTCAGATAGATTAAAGGCCGCAGACGCTTTGGCTAAAAGACAAATTGACGCTCAAGCTATTGCAGAAAAGGCAAGAGATAATGAGGTTACTATCAAGCTCTGTTGGGACCGTACAAATAATGCCCTTGAACCTAATATCCCTGTTGTAGAAGATAACGCCCCCTATGTAGCGTCTCCTGACTTATGTGATGATGAAGAGGACGACTTAAATGGCGAACAGTAAAAACATCATTATAGACGGCGTGGAGTATAAAGTACCTATAGTTGACTTACAACGCAAGGGCGATATTCTTGACCTTACTGCTAATCGTACAGAGGACGGTGTACTTCACAGAGAGGTTATCGGAACTTTCTATAACTATACGCTTACTATCGGGGTTGTTAATGACCAAGACTTATACAACGAGCTTTGGTGGGTTTTAACTGCGCCAGTGGCCAGTCATATGATAGAGCTACCACACGACCACGTTAGTTTTGAGGGATATTTTGGTAGTTGTAAAGACAATATTCAGCTTGTAACCGACGATGGGTTTAAGGCAAAGGGGTTGTCTTTTAATCTCGTTGCTACGAGGCCAGCAAGAAATGCCTAATATTAATATAAACTTACAGGATTGTATTATTCCTATGTATGACTATGTGCTCCAGGATATACTGGAGCATAAACATACTCATTACACTTTTCCAGGAGGAAGAGGTAGTTGTAAATCGTCATTCGTTGGGGTCACAATCCCTTTAATAGTCGTAAATAATCCACTTGTACACGTTGCCTGCTTTAGAAAAGTAGGTAATACTATACAAAATAGTATAAGAGCCCAAATCGAGTGGGGAATTTATAAGTTAGGACTGCAAGATTTATTTTTAATACCTAAATCTTACTCAAATCCCATAATTTTTAAGCCAACAGGCCAAAAAATTTACTTCTTAGGACTTGACAATCCTCAAAAAGTCAAGTCTATTAAGCCTAATTTCGGATATATAGGTGTTACTTGGTTCGAGGAGCTTGACCAGTTTTCTGGAGAGAACGAAATTCGTACTGTTACACAGTCCACAATGCGTGGTGGTGATAAGTATTGGGATTTCAGGACATTTAACCCACCAATTTCAAAGAATAATTGGGCTAATATGTATGCTGAAAAGGCCGAAAGTCGCTCAAATAGTACCCTTGTAGTGCGTAATACATATTTAGACGTACCAAGAGAGTGGCTTGGAGAGCAGTTTATTGAAGAAGCCGAAGAGTTAAAGGAGATTAATCCGAGAGCTTACGAACACGAATATCTTGGTGTAGCTACCGGAACGGGTGGTGATGTGTTTGACAATGCTTGTGATTTGGATATGTCTGTGCCAACACCTGTTTATGACAGAATGGGCAACTTAGTTGATACTGTACCTATGTGGAAAACATTCGATAAAATCTATAACGGCATTGACTGGGGATTTGCAAGAGACCCGTTTAGGTTTGTTCGTATGCACTTTGACGCCAAAAAGCTCGATTTATACATCTTTGACGAGTTTACAACCTATAAAACCCGTAATGAAGATACTTTTAAGCGTTTGTATGACGAAGAACACAAGATAAGTAGAGCAGAATTAGTTACGGCTGATAGTGCCGAAGAAAAGTCTGTCGCAGATTTTAAGGCTTACGGTGCATTTATCAGACCTGCCAAGAAAGGTCCTGATAGTGTTCGTTATGGAATTAAGTGGTTACAAGGTTTACGCCACATTTATATAGACAAAAATCGTTGTCCTGAGACCTATTATGAGTTTGTCAACTATGAATATGAGCGAGACAGAGATGGAAACTTTATTAGTGCTTATCCTGACGCTGATAACCATAGTATTGACGCTACCCGTTACGCTCTTGAAAACTACTGTAATAGACGAGGAAACTAATTATTTACATTTATCTACAACTGTTGTAGAATTTGAGTATGAGCGAACACCTTAATTTACTCACAATGGCGTTTGATGGTGTTGGAGAATATCGTATACCTCAAATTAAGCCAGTTACAGAACTCTATGTCAAAGATTGGATAGGGTTTAACTTTGTAGCGACAACAAAAAAGCAAAGAGCGACAACTGGTGTTCATTTTTACATAGACGACTATCAATTTGAGCGAGTTTGGAACTATCCTTGGAGATATTCAAAGACTTTTAAGGAATTTGGAGCAATAATGTCTCCTAATTTCTCAACTTATCTTGATTTTCCTAAAGCAGTCCGCATATTTAATCAATACAGAACTTATTGGTGTGGTGCATATTGGCAAGAAATGGGTGCTACTGTAATCCCTTCTGTTGAATGGGGACTGCCTGAAGATTATAGTTGGTGCTTTGATGGAGCCCCACAAGGTGGGATAGTTGCAGTATCAAATGTCGGTTGTATGCGTAATAAAGAGTATCGGAAAAATTTTATGGATGGGTATAAAGAAATGCTCATTCGATTGCAGCCAAAAGAAGTTTTAATGTTCGGGCACATTTTTGACGATTATCCTGGACCCGTACATTATATTCACTATCAACAAGCAAAAGGAGAACAAGGAGAAGAATAATATGGGAAAGCCAAGGTATTACGGGATTGGTACAAAGCAAGCAATAGATAGCAGAAATACTGCCAGTCCTAATTTTCGTATAGAGGACGACTTAACTCGTTCTATGGTTGACGGGGCTATTGTTGCTTTGTCGATACAAAATCCTGGCTTTGATAATCTAACTACAAGAAACGCCGCCGACAAGATAAAGACATATCTGGAGCGTAGAGGATTTAGAGGAACATTAACTGCGCCGTCTGGTAAAATATCCGACGGCACTAATACTTTTGCCCTAACTCACGCAAATAACGATAACGGCCAGATTGTAGTTGCAAGAGAAAGCCACGATAATCTTGACGAAAAGAAGAAGAATGGAAAGTGAGATAGCGTATGAGCGTATGGAGTATAATTTCAGATAAACTAAAGGGGATTATAAACAAGATGATTGGTAAAGAGACTATTAATGAGGTACTACACGTTACACCTGCAATTTCAAACAAGATGGTTGAAGCCATAGACTTGTGGACATTAATGTACGAAGGCAATTCACCGTGGTTAAAAGAACCAACTGCTGAGGACCCGAGCGTAATTAAGTCATTAGGACTTCCTCAACTTATTGCAAGTGAAAAGGCAAGGACGGCATTACTTGAATTTGAGAGTGAAATTACTACTCCAATTAAGGATATAGAGCCGGCAACTCCTAATTATATGCAGTCTAATAACATTGGCACAGACGGTAAGCCGGAGCCGATGATTGCTAATCACCTTGTTACTAAAGATGTTCCTAAGGGTCCTACTGAAAGAGCAGAGTTTCTTAATCAGGAGTATGTAAAACTCAAGGACGCATTAAGGGTACAAATTGAATACGGCATAGCAAAGGGTGGACTTGTAATTAAGCCCTATGTTGTAAAGCACGATAAGGCTGTGTTACATCAGGAAACAGATATGATGACCGGTAAAGTTGTTACTGAGGGAAGTGACCCCGGCTATTCTATTGAATTTGATTATGTCCAAGCAAATGAGTTCTTTCCACTTTCGTTTGACGCCAGCGGTAAGATTACAGAAGCCGCTTTTATTCAGCGTAAGTTTGATAAGGATACAACATACAGTAGATTAGAGTACCACAAATTAGTAAACAATTCAGTTACGGTCATTAATAAGGCGTATAAGTGTAAGGTAAACTCAAACAGAGCTGATTATCTTGGCGACGAAATACCGTTATCACAAGTGCCCGAGTGGGCTAATTTACAGCCCACAACTGTAATTGATAATGTTGATAGACTGCTATTCGCTTATTTCAAAATGCCTGAGGCTAATACTGTTGATACTTATAGTCCTCTTGGCGTAAGTGGCTTTGATAAGGTTAGGGGACTTATTGAAGAAGCTGATAAACAATATTCTCGTATGCTTTGGGAGTTTGAGGGTGGCGAACTTGCCATTGATATTGATAGAGACGCTTTGAAGTGGGTAGACGACCCTAACAACCCCGAACAAGGCAGGTCTGTGGTAAAAAGGTTACAAGACAGATTGTATCGTAGGGTAGATTTAAACGAGGAAAATACATATAACATCTTCTCTCCTGCATTAAGGGACCAGTCGTTGATTAATGGTCTTAACTGTATCTTAATGCGTATTGAGGACGGAGCAGGAATATCTCGTGGCACTCTTTCTGATGTTATTAGTGAGGCAAAGACTGCCACAGAATTAAGAATGTTGCGTATTAGGAGTTATGAGACAAACGCTCATATCCAAAAAGCTATACAACACGCTTTGGCAGACACGATATATGTTATGAATGTACTTTGCGACCTGTACGAGATTACTCCTGATGGTGAGTACGAAGTTTCTTATGAATGGGACGATAGTATCATTAACGATAGTGATACTGAACTTACCAAGAGAATGATACTTATACAGAACGGTATAGCAAGTAAACTTGAAACTCGTATGTGGTATT